GTCAAGAAGGATGAAACGGCTAGAGCAAACAGCAGCCGAATGCTAACAAATGCTAACGTTGCCGTTTATGTTGAAAAGCGCATGAAGGACCGGGAAAAGCGTACTGAGATCACTCAGGACATGGTTTTAAAGGAGTTGGCCAAGATTGGCTTTGCAAACGTCACTGATTATGTGACGATTGAAGGTCCCTATGTAAAAGTTAAACAAACGGAAGATATGCCCCCAGATAAGCTGGGAGCCATTGCCGGAATCAAAGAAGGGGCAAACGGGATAGAGATCAAACTGAACGATAAGGGCAAGGCCCTGGAACTGATCGGCAGGCACCTGGGCATGTTTAAGGATAAGCTGGAAGTATCCGGCGCCCTGGAGACTGAAATAAGTAAGCTTGACGATCTGGTCAAACAGATGCGTGGTGGTGATGGGTAATGAGTGATGAACGCCTACTTCTGTCAAAGAAGTACAAAGCCTTTCTAAAGTGTAATGCTCCAGTGGAGTTTTTAGAGGGGACAACGGCTGCGGGCAAGACTACGGTAGGCCTGTTTAAATTCATGCTTAAGGTGGCAGAGAGCCCCAAGAAGCTGCACATCATTGCAGCAAAGGATACAGGAACCGCAGAGAAGAATATCATCAATAAGGATCTGGGAATCATAGATGATTTCGGTGTTTTGGCTGAGTATAACGGCAATGGTACCAAAGATGATAAGATCCCACACATTCTCTTCCATACTTCCGGTGGCGATAAGATTATCTATGTAATGGGTTATGGAGATAAGAAGAAATGGCAAAAGGCTTTGGGCGGCCAGTACGGCTGCCTGTACATTGACGAGATCAATACAGCCGATATTGAGTTTGTACGGGAATCTGCTATGCGTTGTGATTACCTGATGGGGACGCTTAACCCCGATGATCCGAACCTGCCAGTCTACAAGGAGTATATTAACTGTTCCAGGCCACTTACTGAATGGAAGGACGAGACGCCGAAAGAAATACTGGAAGAACTGCGAGAGGAACCAAAGACCGGCTGGGTGCATTGGTTCTTTTCTTTTACCCATAATTTGGGTCTATCCAAGAAGAAGCTGGAAAACATTATCCGGAATACGCCGAAAGGCACGAAGATATGGAAAAACAAGATCGAGGGATTAAGAGGTAAAGCAACTGGCCTGATCTTCCCGAACTTTGACCGGAAAAAACACGTGGTCAGTAAAGCCTGGGTAAAACAGCAGATCGAATCCGGAAAGATTAAAGTCAAGAAGTTTTCGGCTGCCCTGGACACATCTTATTCCAGCAAAAGTCCGGACACCATTGCAATGATCTTCCAGGCAATTACCATGGACCAGAAGGTGATTATTCTTGATGAAAAGGTTTATAGCAATGCTGATCTAGCAGTCCCGCTGGCTCCATCGGATACTACTGTAAAGTTCGTGGACTTCCTGGAAAGGAACCGTAAGGAATGGGGACTTGCAAAAGATGTGTTTATAGACTGTGCTGATCAGGCAACGATTACGGAGCTTAAGAAATACAAGCGGCTTAAAGGCTGCCTGTATAACTTCCATGATTCTTACAAGAAGGTTAAAATTATAGACCGTATCAATTTCATGCTGGGCTGGATCACACAGGGTTGCTATCTGATCGTGGATACCTGCACAGAGCACATGGGAGAACTAGACCGGTATTCTTGGCAGGAAGATAAGGACGAACCGGAGGATCGTAACGATCATACAATCAACGCCAGCCAGTATGGGTGGATCCCGTACCGGAATTTGATAGGATTTGAGGAGGAAGAAAAGAAATGAGGTGGGTATCAGCATTGAGTGATAACATAAAACGGGGTATCCGTAGCTGGCTCCAGATCCAGCCGTCAAGCCCCTACAGCATCCAGATCCAGGAGACGATGGACTATGAACTGAATGCCATCCGCAACCGCATCTGGTACCGAGGAGACGGTAACGAACTGGAACAGCTTTACAGTAATGTAAATGAGTATGCCGATAAGCATAAGTTCTGGGCTTCCAGATGTACGCCAGGAATGGAAATGAGAAAGATCCATACAGGCCTACCAGGCATGATCGTCCGAATTCTCTCCGCAATCGTTCTTTCGGACATGAATGACTTCGGATTTACGAAGCCAGCCCAGGAGGTACTATGGAAAGAGATAGAAAAGGAAAACAAGTTTCGGAAGGCTCTGGAAAAGTCCTTGAAAGAAGTCTTGTACATAGGAGATGGGGCCTATAAGGTGACGATTGACACCAGCTTAAGCAAGTACCCAATGTTGGAATGGTACCCAGGGGAGAGGGTCGAAATTGTAGAAGAACATGGTCGTCTGAAAGAAGTAGTGTTCATGACACCTTATTTGGACCACAGAGAGCAGTATGTGCTATATGAGCATTATGGGCGCGGATATATCAGAAATGAGTTGTACCGGGGAGAGAATCAGGTGGATATTAAAGCTATAGAGGCTACGAAAAATATATCTGATTGGGAGTTTGACCCGTCCGTTATGCTGGCCGTTCCACTGAAAATCTATGAGAGCACGAAGTGGGAAGGTCGTGGTGGCTCTATCTTTGATGGGAAGCTGGATAGTTTCGATGCCTTTGACGAGGCGTGGAGTCAATGGATGGACGCTCTCAGAGCAGGCAGAGCCAGGACCTACATACCGGAGTCTTATATACCAAGAGATCCCCGGACTGGTGAGCTGCTGAACCCGAACCCGTTTGACAACCGCTTCATTGCCGGTGATGATAATATGGGGGAGGACGGAAAGAACACGATCAACACGGAGCAGCCTAATATACCCCATGAGAGCTATCTTGCCAGCTATGTGACTGCGCTGGATCTCTGTCTGCAGGGAATCATATCACCCAGTACTCTTGGCATTGATGTGAAGAAGCTGGACAATGCGGAGGCCCAAAGAGAGAAGGAGAAGGCCACTCTCTACACCCGTAACGCTGTGGTGGAGGCTTTGCAGGAAGAACTGCCTGAAGTCATATCAGCATGTATCAACGCCTATCATATTCTGCTTAGGCAGCCAGTGGAGGAGGTAAAGGTGCAAATTCCTTTCGGGGAATATGCCAACCCGTCCTTTGAAAGCCAGGTGGAAACAATGTCAAAAGCCCGGCCGGGATCCCCAGTCATGAGTATTAAGGCCCAGGTGGAGGAAATGTGGGGAGACAGTAAAGACGACGAATGGAAAGCCGATGAGGTCAGCCGACTAAAACATGAGCTTGGGATCATGGAAACAGAGGAACCAAACGTAGCCGGTTATGATGGAATGGAGGGTGCAGCCAATGCGCCAGAAACAGGAATTACCGAGTGATAGTGCCTATAACCTTAGAAAAATCTTTGAGGAAATAGAGCTTGATCTTATCAAGAACCTTAAGCGCAACCTGACACGCCACGAGAAGGAAGAAGAGAGGGAAGGATTCCGGTGGGAAATGTGGCAGAAAGCGAAGCTTCGGAACCTTTTCAAATTTAGGAAGGAAAACCTGGATATCGTTAATAACCACAGCTCTGAGATCAAGGAAACCGTTGACAGTACACTGCAAGGAAGCTTTGATAAGGCAAAAAAGGCGTTGTATCGACTGATCAGTACCGCTGGCAAGTCATTAAGATTACCGGTTAAAAAAAAAGAAATAGATATACCAGCGAAGCAGGAAGAAAATTTTTTTGATATAAACGTGAATATAGTAAATGCTATGCAGGAAACTGCCGAAAGAACGTTCCGGCCAGAAGGGGAAGAAAAGACCTTAACCGGAAAAGATAACGATCAAAAGGTGGCTGATTTAAAGACGCAGGTTGCAGGGGATATGCAAAAGGCACAGGGAGCTGTTTGGAGATATATGGATGATATTTACAGGCAGACCATTTATAAGACAGGAATGTACATGGCTGCTGGCACTAAAACATTAAATCAGGCAATCGACATGGCTACAAAGGATTTCTTAAATGCCGGAATTAATTGTATTGAGTATAAAACCGGCAGGCGGGTAAATATCGCCAGTTATGCGGAAATGACTTTGCGTACCGCCTCCCAGCGGGCTACGTTTCTTGCTGATGGAAAGTTAAGAGATCAATGGGGGATCCACACCGTTGTTGTATCCGCTCACGCCAATACCTGCTCAAAGTGTGCACCATGGCAAGGAAAGGTACTGGTCGATGATGTTTTTAGCCACGGAACAGCAGAGGAAGCGAAAGAACTAGGAGTTCTCCTCTTGTCTGAAGCTATGAAAGCTGGACTGCTACACCCGAACTGCCGCCATACCCTAACAACGTATTTTCCGGGCATAACGACACTCCCTGCTGTACCAGACATAGAAAAGGCCAAAGAAAACTATACAGCAGAGCAGGAGCAATGCGCACTTGAAAGAAAAATCAGACATTGGAATCGGATAGCTGCTGGATCAGCGCAGAGAGATACAGTAAAACTTGCAAACGATAAATTATTAGAATTGCAAAAGGAAAGGGAAAAAGCACGTGGATTAACAGAGGAAAGTCAGGGGAAAGCTTTTGAAAAAGATCCTGATTATGGTATACTGAAAGCAGATAAAGTGGTTAGTGGTCATTCGGGAACGCCTAAAGAGGCGGATCCTGGATCTGTCATAGATCATATTGACAAGAGCGATAAAGTTGACGTCAGGACAATTTATGGAAATAAGGGATTAAAAGGCAAGGACATTCACACTACGAACCACAGAAACCCGAAGCAGCATCCGTATGGTAAGAATGGTGAGCACGCTCATGATTATGACTGGGATTCCGAAGGGAATTTGCGTAATAAGACCACACGTGAACTAACGGAATCAGAGAGAAAGGAGAATGGCGATATCTTATGAAAAAAGATGATGTAAAACGAATAATTGCTAATTGTTGCAATGATATTGTATTTTCTTACAACGGTATAGATTCTGGGGTGACGTCGGAGGTCATAAACTACATTCCCTCTTTTCAAGCATGGCATGGTGATAATATCAAAGTGTATGATAGCGTAGATGATGTCATGAATGATAAGTTTTACAGCGGGAAATCGCTTAATGATCTAGCAGAAAATATTGATATTGACGTTGTCTAATACCATCGATCTTTGAAAGGATCGGTGGTATTTTTATATTCAGAGTTGCCATATCGCAACAGAAAGGCGGTGATTCAATTATCTCCCTTTGAGGCGCTGGGTTATGCGTCTTATTTTTATGCCCGAAGGCCCTAAACTACGGTGAGACACACTGTTATCAACTGTTCGTGCATTCAGCACATGGAGACACCATTTAACTGTGAAAGGAGATTATAAAATGAGATTTGGAAGATTTATGCCTATGTTAGACGCTGATGGAGGACAAAACGGATCTGGTGGAGCTGCTATCGGCGCGGTCCAGGCACCTCCAGCCGGAACTACCCAGCAGACGTCACAGACCACTGCTCCTTCTATTGATTACGATAAGATCACTCAGCTGATAGCCGGCAAACAGGCAGCCACTGAGGACAGCGTTCTGAAAGGGTATCTCAAACAGCAGGGACAAAGCCAGGAAGAAATGAGCCGGGCCATAGCAGCATTCAAACAGCAGAAGGCAGCTTCCCAGCCGGATGTGAATGCAATGCAGACGCAGCTTGCACAGGCACAGGCTGCAGCCCAGAGAGCAATGCTTGAAAATGCAGCCACTATGGCAGCAATCGGCTTGGGATTAGATGCCAAAACAATCCCCTATGTACTTAAGATAGCTGATCTCAGTCAGGCCATGGGGCAGGATGGCAAGATCAATGACGAAACAATGAAAAATGCTTTAAACAAAGTGCTGGAAGACGTTCCCGCATTGAAACCACAGCCAATACAGGCCTCCGGTTTTGTCCAGGTGGGCGCTGCCGGATCCGGCCAGCAGCAGACAGCAACTAACGATGCCTTAAAGCAGGCATTCGGACTTTAATGAAAGAGAGGAATTAACACATGGCAGTATATGATTATGCAACAACCTTCACCCAGCTTCTTCAGCAGAAGTATGCAAAGGAACTTTGTTCCGATGCCCTTGCACAGAGCAACCAGCAGGTGAAGTTTTTAAATGCACAAATGATTAAATTACCCAGAATGACAGTATCTGGATACAAGGATCACACCAGGACCCCTGGCTTTAATTCTGGTACGCTTTCCAATGACTGGGAGCCTAAGAAACTGGAACATGATCGTGATATTGAGTTTTTCGTGGATCCCATGGACATTGATGAAACGAATCTTACTTTGTCCGTAGCCAATATCCAGAATACCTTTGAAACAGAGCAGGCGATTCCTGAAAAAGATTCTTACCGCTATTCTAAACTTCATGCAGAGCTTACCGCATATTCTGGCCGCATTGATAATACCGTAATTGACGCGGCTATATTCTTGGAGGCTTTTGACACAGAAATGGCGATCATGGATGAGGCCAGTGTTCCGGAGGAAGGACGCATGCTTTATGTAACGCCAACTATGGCTAAGATCGTAAAGGAGGCGGAGGGATTACAACGAGTAATGACTGTGACATCCCCTTCTACCATCAACCGGAAGGTGCATTCCCTTGATGACGTAACCATTAAGAAGGTTCCAGCTGCCAGAATGAAAACAAAGTATGACTTTACGGACGGCTGCGTGGCGGCCACCGATGCTAAGCAGATCAACTGGATTCTGATCCATCCCTCCTGTGTTGTGGCCCGAGATAAATACAGTTATATTAAGTTGTTTACGCCGGGTACTGATAGTAGAACCGCAGACGGATACCTATATCAGAATCGTAATTACGGAGATCTGTTCATACTTGAAAAGAAAGTGGAAGGCTGTGCCTTGAATGTGACAGCTTAACAGGGAGGGATTAATACATGAAAGCAACAAAAGGAAATAAAGAGTATGCAATTGACAAGAGCCAACAGGAATCTTATCAGGACAGAGGTTTTGACATCATAGACGGTGACGGAAATATCATTGCTTATGGAAGAGGTAAAATGGTGCCTTATGGGGATTACATGACTCTTAAAGAGGAATTGGAAGAACTGAAAACACATGGCGAGAATGCAGATGATCAGGAAGTCGTTGATATTTTGAAAGCATTTGCTCATGATAAGGGCATTGATCTGGGAAAGGCCGCCACCGTTCCTGGAATCATAAAGAAAATCAAGGAGTTTAATCCAGAAGGCGGTGTCTAAGATGTCTTACGTCCCCTATGTCACACCAGAGTATTATAAAGGAGCCTATAAAGGCAGCACAGTTCCGGAGGGAGAGCTGGAAAGGCACCTTCGACAAGCCAGCCGTCACATTGATTCCCTGACCTACAATCGCATTGTGGGCCGGGGATTTTTCAATTTGACTGAGTTTCAGCAGGAAGTCATTCAGGAAGTGATCTGCCAGCAGACCGATTTTGAATATGAGAATGCGGATGAGATCGGCACGATCCTATCCAGTTACAGCCTTAATGGTGCATCGGTTCAGTTTGGGAGCTCCTGGAATGTATTTACCGATAAAGGCGTGGCCATGAAGCGAGATGTATACGCTCAACTCTCCCAGACGGGCTTGTGCTGTCGGTTAGCGAGGTGAGCCTATGAAATATCCATGTTTGGTGCCAAAACGGCTGTGTAAGACAGATATTACGTTAGTCCTATATGAAGAAGGACTATCTGAATCAGGCGGTCCTATGGTGGCGGTGGAACTGTCTTTAAAATGCAACTATCAGGATTCCGCTAAAATGATTATGGATACAGATCAGAAATTGGTGCAGATATCTGGAATAGCTATGTTTCCAGGAGATGTCTGCCCCGGTCTACCCGTAATTAGCGGGGGAGAAGCTACGATCTTTGGGAAAGAGAGAACTATAATGCAGGCCCTTAAAGTTAGGAACCCGGACGGGACAGTTAATTACACGGAATTGAGGTTGATCTAATGAACATGAATGTCACGGTTAAACTGGATCCGGGGAAGCTTAAAGAGATCCAGGAGTCGATAGAGCCATCGATTCAACAGGCGGTTTCTGCTTTAAAATCCGACATTGTAAGCAGTCAGGTGGTCCCGAAGGAGACTGGTGAATTGGAGCGTAGTTCCTTCATGAAAAAGAAGTCAAGGTCCAAGTATCAAATTGTTTATGATGCTCCTTATGCAAGACGGCTTTACTGGCACCCAGAGTATAACTTTCGGACTGACAAAAACCAGAATGCCAGGGGACAGTGGCTTCAGGAGTATATCGATGGTGCCAAGAAAGACTTCTTTAAAAATGCCTTTAAGGCCCGGCTAAAAGCAAATGCGAAAGGGTTGATAACATGACGCTGACAGATGTAAAGGATTTTCTGAAATCCAAAGTAGGGTGTCCCTGCTGGTACATAGGAAAAATCAATGGAAATGATAAACAGTGTATCGGAATATATCCCACACAGGGGCCGGACCGCCCTATCCCAATAGGTGGCTTAAAAAATAGGTCCTATGATACCAAGGCAGTATCCGTCCTGGTCCATTGGGGAGTAGATGCAGTTTCCGCGGAAGCAAAAGCGCAGGAGCTGTATGATCTCTTATATGGGAAATGCGGTATCATAGGAGGCAACGAGGTGTTTCTATTCGATATGCGAACGGATTCCCCTGTGAGTGTCGGGACGGACAGCAAAGGTATCTATGAACATGTAATTAATTTTGTAATCTATTACAAGAAAGGTAAGTGAAAATTATGGAAAATTTAGGTGTATTTCCGGTCTATGGATTGTTGTTTAAAATTGGCACAAAAGGAAAAGCCAGTAAGGAAGGTGATATGAAAGAGATTGCTGACATGGAAAGTTTTGAGATCAGCATCGATGGAGGTGTCCAGGATTGGACTCCTATGACTACAAAAGGCTGGGCGAGGTCTCTGATGACCTCCAAGAAATTTAAGGTCGGATTAAAGGGAAAACGGAATATCGGAGATCCCGGGAATGATTATGTGGCAAGCGTTGCGTGGAAAGATGGACTGGACTGTGGTACGAAGGCCTCCATTGAATTTCCAGATGGTGCAACCCTGGAATATGATTGCGTATTAGATGTTAAATCAGTTTACGGCGGCGATTCCACAAGCGTGGCCCCGCTAGAATTTGACATGGTGGGAGATGGAAGACCAGTTTATACGCCTGCAGATGGTACTGTGGCGGGAGAATAAGGAGGATATAGATATGGCAAGAGCCTATGATATTGTTGCAAGATTGCAGAGCGGAAAGGAACGGCCTACGGTTAAAATTGACGCAGACCACGAGTTCAAAATCAACACAAGCAAAAGCGCGGTACTCTTTATCCGGGCATCTACGGAGGATCCGGAAAAGGATGAATTTGACAAGATCGATGATATTAACAAGATCACTTTGGGAGAAGAAGCCTTCGAATATATTATGTCACAGGATCCCACAATGGATAACCTGAGCCTTATCGTCAATGTTATCATGGCAGCGATTGCCAATGAGGACTTGGAAAAAGTGGAGGCTGAAGCCGGGGAGGAAAGACAGGCAGGGAAGAAAAGAAGTTAGTCCCTGGTATGATATCTTCGAAGACTGGGAGCTGATAGAATCCTCCTTTGCCATGCAATACAATATTCGCCTTGTCGAAGCAGAGGACATGGACTGGAAAGAGTTCTGTACCTTATTGTCCGGGATTATGCCAAAGACCCCGTTAGGGCAGATCGTAAGTATTCGAAGCGAAGAGGACAAA